GCACACTATCCACCCAGCGCAGTTGCGCGCCGGTCAAGCCGATCGTTCCACCCTCACGCCGACCGGTCTGCCGGTTCACCCGACCCACCAAATCCAGTGCTATGTTGCGCGGGTTGCGACCCTCACGCATCCCACGTTGAAGCGCGTCTCGGACGGCTTGACGCACGTCTTCCTCGATCTCGACAACCCGCTGGCTGGATCGAGTTGCGAGCCACTGCTCTGCGTCACGGTCGCGCACGTTGAAACGAATCATGCTCCTAACTCCGGTCGCATCCGTAACATGCTTGGGTAGACCGGCGATTAACGCCATACCACCTGCTTCAAATGTCTGAGCGAGCGCGAAGTAAAAACCGTTGAACACAGCAGGGTTCAGACCAAGCGCACGCAACACACCGTCCACGTTGTTCTGCTCGATCATGCGGATCACTTCGACCAGCAGCGCCTCATCGCGCAATCGACGAATGCCGTCCAAGATCGCATCGCGCAACCGTGGCTCAAATTGAGCGAGCAGTTCGATGAGTTGCTTCTCGGTCATCAGCGTCGCACAATCACAGTCCAAGAGATCGGATTACCCGCAGCGGGGCGCGTCATCACCATCTCGATCTTGTGATCCACACTGTCGATGCGAATGAAGTGACCGACCGTGGGGGTAGGTGACGTGCCATCGTTCGGAATGGACAACTGTTTGTCCGTGCGTAACACACTAGTGCCATCGACGTATTTGGTCGATACAGGACGTGCGGTTGCGTTGATCGTGACCGGTGTGCCTTTCACGGGTGTTCCGGGTGCGTCAGGTCGAGCACCTGCCGAAACGGTCAACGGCATATATTGCACGATACCCTGTCGAAACTCGGCGTGGAGTTCAGACGAAACGGTGCGAAGGTCATCGTAAATCGACATTTGAACTTGACCACCCTGTAAGTTATGCTATGTACGAATCACTTGAACAGGAGAAACATCGTGACCACCAAGACCAAGCCCGCCGCTGCTGCGGCCACCGTAAACATTGGCGACATCGACATCGCTCTGCCGCCCAAGCCGACCCGTGCGGGCACCGGCAAGGGTAAGTATCCCTTCGCTGATCTGGCCGTCAACAAGTTCTTCAGCGTGACCGGCAAGGATCGTCGCGGCATGGCGACCGCAATCGCCAATGCGAACAAGCGCTACCGCAAGGAAATCCCGGCAGTCGGTGACACGCCAGCACAGGTGATCCAGGATCGTGAATTTTACGCGGTCGATGTGGACGCTGAACTCGCCAAGGCTCTGGTCGGCTCGCCGCATGAAGGTGCGACCGTCCTCGTCATTCGCAGCAAGTAGCCCTCTCCCTCCCACTGCTTGCTGTGGATAGCCCCCGCGCATCAGCCGAAGCGAGCGCGGGGGTTTTTTCATGCCCGGACGACGCCGCTGCTGATCGAGGACACACCGCCGTTCCCTTCGAGCAGCGGTGCAAGGATCTGCCCGATGATCGGGAACTGCTTTTGCACTTCTTGAGCGCTCAGTGACAGATATTCGGCACTCACCGATCCTTCGATGCTGACACGCTTGTAGCGGTTGGGCGTGAAGTCCACCTGAAGGACGGTTTCGTCCTGAAGGTGACGCAGGGCCGCTTCGTATGTGGCGTTCTCGATCTCGGTCGGGACGAACTCGGCGCTGACCGGATAACCCTCGCGGTCCTGCACCCAGCTGCGCGGCCAGTCGCGCGTCTGCTGCGCTCGATCACCGACCTTGTAGCCGGGCCAGCGATAACCAAAGGAACCATCGAGCCACTCGGACGCCACGAGCAGCGCCACGTTCACATTGTTGGTCGCGTATGCGGCGACATCCCGACCACGCGCCAGGTGATAGGTCTGGAAGCCTGTTGCGGTGCCGTAGAAGTCGCTCATCTGATCCTCATAAAAGGGCGGCAGTTGCCCACCGCCCTCATATCATGCGTTAAGCCTGCGGCGCAATGCCGGCGAGTGCCGCAGCCGCTTCGGCTTCAGTCGCATAGCCGGTGTCAGCGATGCCGAGTGCCGCAGCCGCTTCGGCTTCGACCTTCTGACCCATCAGGTCAGCGATGAAGAACTTGCGGCCTTGCTTCATGACGATCAGCTTGGGCTGCTCAGTGGTCGGTGCGGGTGCGGGCGGCACAGGATCGGTGTCGGTGATGCCGTCCGTCTCGGGCGCTTCAGCCAGCGTCATCGTCTTGGGGTCATAGTCAGATTCGTTGATGCGGACGTGTACACCGTCGCGGACGATGGTGACGGTCGGGACTGTGCCATGCGAATAGGCGATTGCGGTGAGGGTGATGAGTTTCATGTCAGGTTCCTCAGTTGATGAGAGCGAAACCCTACCACAATGAAAACAGCCCCGCCACCCATAAGAGTGACGAGGCCGTTTCGTGTGTGGCCTAAGCCTAAACTACCCCAAAAGCAAGGCAACATGCTCGACCTTCGATGCGTGGGTGCCCCACGCCAGACCAATCTCACCGTACACCATGCGGTAGCCGGGATACACAGCGAACTCGAAGGTGAGGCCGCTGCGCGGGTCAGTGACTTGCATCACGTCGATCGCCAGATCGCCCTCGGTCGGACGAGCAGGTGGGCGAGCCGCAAGGTGCAGCGCGTCCATCGAGAACCCGACACCAGCGACGTTGTAGTTGGCGGTGCGAGTGATGTTGGTGGCAGCGGCAGGGATTGCACGGAGCAGACCCGGAGCCGCGATCGTGATGGTGCCACCGTTCAAAATGTCCGCGTCACCCGACACGACCAGATAACGGTTGGCGTCACCAGCGAACTGCACCACGTCACCCGGCACGAACGTACCGCTGCCCGCCGCAGCGAGGGTGATGACGGTCGCACCGACAGCGTAACCGGCGTTGTTCGTGGTCGCGTTGGCAGCGGTGCCGGCGGTGTGCGAGCGAGCCTGACCGGTTTCCTTGACGGAGAAACCGAAGATGTCGAGCAGTTCGCCCTGACGGAGCGTCATCTGATCGCCAGCCTCGTTCACACGGGTCAGGTTCTTGGCCGAGCGCAGGTTCGCACCGGTGCTGGTGTCGAGGACCATCGAGCGACCGGTCGGCGGTGCGCCGTTGTCGTCGAGGATCTTGCGCACCTGAGCCAGATCGTTCAGGTGATCGACGGTGGTGCCAAACGGCGTGGTGCCGGCGGTACCCCAAGCACGCGAAGCAGCGAAGCGGGCGGTGGTCGCCAGATCGCCTTCGATCTCGTTGGTCAGGGTGCGGAGAGCCTGCGCCACGATCATCGACTGAGCCGACTGGTAGTTCGGTCCCGAACCAGCGTTCAGGAGACGCTGTTCTTCACCCAGGAAGTTGAACTTCGCAGCCTTCGCCTTCGTGATCGTCATGGTGCCGACCCTGAAGGTGTTGTCGTTGTTCGAGGGCGGGGTCATCGCCGGAACGATGTCGCTCGTGGTCTGCGGGGGCGCGATCGGATAGGTCACGGTCTGACCCACAGCGGCGGCTTCGACACCGGGCGCACGCATCACGGACGGGATGTAACCCACCAGTTCACGCGAAACCACGTCCATCGCGGTGTAGATGTCACCGGTGATTTCAGTGAGCGTGTTGGCGTACGCATAAGCGGACAGGTTGCCGATCATCGGCGCAGTGCGCGCGAGCAGGATTTGCTTCATGTTGGACATGATGAGCCTCTTGTCTGAAATGTTGGGGTTTAGGCCCGTTCATCCCGAACTGCGGCACAGCGTCCGATCATCTCGATCTGCGACTGAGTGTGTGTGATATATGGTGTTGTGGTGGATGTCAAATGACAAAGGGGTGCATCATAGCGATGCACCCCTCCGACCGTGCCAACGGCTAACTCTACGGCCCGTTCTGTTGCTACGCCGGGACCATGCGCCATCGGATTAGGCCGCTACGCGGAGATCCGAAATGTCATCGTTGTCGTTGACATTTGTTGTTCGATCCGTTGCGGTGGATCAGTCCTGATCGCGCTCAACTTCGTTCGCACCGTCGATCCTAGTTCACGCCCATCAACTGCACACCTGACCACGTGAGCCGGGTTGCGATCCCTGCTGCCGCCCGTAGCTGATACGCCCGTTAATAGCAGCGGTGTGCAGATGGTGGACGTGGCGGGTACTGCCCCCGCGTCCGGTGTTTCCCTACGTCGATCGAATTACGATCATTGGCAGACTATATGTCCTCGATGCGTCCCTGCGGTCTGCCAGCGCCGCATCCGAATCACCTAGACGAAGTGGTGAGTTTTGTCAACTCTGAACAACAATGCACCGGAGGTGGTAGCGAGACCTCCGGTGCATTGGATCGACGCGGCACCGTCCTCTGTGCTGCGGATTTAATCGACGAGTTTCATCTCGCCCTTGGCAATCTTCTGACCGATCGCAGCCTTTTCCATCGGTGCCATCTTGTCGAAATCAGCGCGCTTCATGATGTTGCCACCGCCGCGATTGCCGCCTGCACCGCTTGAACCGCTGCCGCTCGCTGCGGGAGCACGAAGTAGTTGGTCCTTGTCCTGACGTTCACCGATGAACAACTCAAACGCTTCATCGACCGATGCGATTTCGCCGCGCGAGTTGTAGATCACGTCACCATTGAGTCGCACTGGGACGAGTTGGCCGTCCTCGATTTTGAAGCGGTCTTGGTATGCGGCGGTCACGAAATCCTTCGGCACCGCAAGCCGCTCAGCGAGGAACTTGCTGCTGTTGAAGGCGTTGGAGCGCAGCAGGTTGTCACGCTCACTTTGTGCCTTCGCCAGTTTCTCGTCGCGTTCCTTCAGCTGCGTTTCATACTGCGTCGTGATGGACTGCTTGATCTTGTCCAGTTCGCCCTTCTCGACCATTTTGCTCAGGTCAAGATCCTTGGTCTTCTCGATCGCCTCACGCGCCGCATCAGGATCGAGATCACCGAACTTCGCCAGCTTTTCCTTCGCTTCCTTCGCTTCGCGGCGGTGCGCGGCGCTCTCGCTGTTGATGCGCTGGATGTAGCCGCTGGCGATCGCGGTTTCCTTGCCGCTGTCGTCCAGCATGATCGGGTTGCCCGCACTGTCGGTGACGAGGTTGCCGCTGTCGTCGGTTTTCCACCCTGCCTTGTTCTCATAGGCGACAGCGGTGAGAGCCGTGGACAGGCTCAGGAGAGTGAGACGCAGGAGACGCTTCATGTGTGATCCTCTGGTTGGTTTGGTGAAGACTTACACCTACCACCGTGTAAGGGTCAACCCACTAAACATAAATGCCGACGATCCCGCTGGCAGTGGTGCCGGTCGCATTCACACGACGCGCACGAACCGGCAGAATGCCGACCGGCACGTTGGTGAACGTCACCGCGTCACCGTCCGCACCGACGATCGAGATGTTCCCGGTCGTGCCGACATAAAGCGCAGCGGGGAAGTTGTTTGCTTCGTTGCGCTGGATGTCCACCGTGTCGGACGGCGTGACAGCGACAAATCCTTGACCGAGGCTCATATCGTTGGCTCCACATCAGGCCCACCAGCGGGCACATCTTCGAGCAGGCGAGCCCGCTCACGTTCAATGGTGAAATTGCTGGACAGCACGTTCCGACGCTTCAGTTCTTCGGTGAATGTCTCGTGGCTGATGTCGCCGCGAGCCCGCGCCTTGTCCAGTGCATCGAGATCCTGACCTTCCATGTAGTCGTCGAACTCGGCAAACACGTGCACGGTCGGATCGTATTCCAGACCCATCCACTTCGAGGTGAGCAGCAGCGCATTCTCAAGCGCGTTGGACAACATGAGCGCCCATGCCTTGACT